TAGTGGTATTATTGTTAATTTGAACGGATCGTATAGTGATAATCCATACCCAATAATAGAATATCTTAATTGGGGAAATATAACTAATACAATTGATGCTTTAAGTGGATCATTTGATCAACAGTTTGTAGCTATATCCTCCTCAGCAGGTACGCCAGTTATTAAAGCACAAGGTACACCCTATGATAATGGTGATTATAATGAATTTATACCCATTGGTATTGTACTCCATCAAAACAGATCTACAATCAACGGAGTTCAAACATTCCCTGGCACAGCTTATGGTTGGAAACAGAGATCCTATGATTTTATTAAAGCGTTCGGAGCATTAAAAGTCTCAGGCTATACATTAGCACAGAGTGGCTCTTCAGCAAGAGGTTTAGCGTTAAGTGGAGGTGTCGCTTGGGTAGAGGGAAGAAATTACACAAATGATCCTAATAGTCCAAGTTACATTGTAGAAGCAACGGGCATAACTACATCTAAAATATTTAGATACTATCAATCAGGATCTAATTGGCAATCTAATTGGGGCTATAATACAAATGGAGGAGCAGGATTTACAGATATTGATCCAACTCAGTATTCAAATGCCGGTACACTAACTTCGGTAGGATCTAATAAATGGACCATACAACGAGTATATTATTTCCCTAATAGTGCAACAAAGGCATTATTTGTTTATTATGGAAACGCTGAATACGCCAATGAAGCAGATGCATTAGCAGCAGTAACCACTGAACCATTTACCGAAGCTCCTAATACAGCAGCCAGCGCTATCTATGTTGGTTATATGTTATTAAGAAATGATGCAATTTTTACATTACCAGTATCATATACTTTTTATCAAGCAGGATTATTTAGAGGGTCCGGTACTGGTGGTGCAGGTGGAGGTGGAGCATCTACATTAGCAGGATTAACAGACGTATCCATATCATCAGTAACCAATGGTGATTTATTAAAGTATAATTCAACCACAGGATTATGGAACAATACAAAAACGCTATCAGGTAGTTATACTTTATCAGGATCTCTAGTTACCAATGATGGTGTATGGGTTCAGAGTTTAACAGCTTCCTTTATCAGTGCATCCTCAGGCATAACCGGTAGTTTATTTGGAACAGCATCATATGCTGACAGATCTTTTAGAGCTACAGAGATTGGTGATGATAGTTACCAAATAGATGTTTTTGAAATTGGATATGGCATTTCTCAACCAACATCCGACTCAGTTCAATTATATAATATACAAAACACTCCGATAGCAACAGTTACAATCGATAATGTAGCTAACGCGGCCAATGCAGGGTTTGCAATAACGGCGACAAATGCCGATTCAGCATCATACGTAAATACTCTAAGCCAAACTGTTGTAGTGTCGGGATCGGTTGATATATCTGGTTCCCTATTTTTAAATGGTGTAGCAGTAGGTTCAAGTGGTACTGAAACTGACCCAGTTTACACAGCAGAAAAATCAACGTTAGCAAGAACGGGATCAAACCAGTTTAATGGTAATCAAACAATAACCGGTAGCTTGGATGTAAGTGGCTCTTTTGGTCTCTATAGCTTTGGAACAGCTGCACCAATATCTAGTCCTACAAGACCGGGATTACTTTACTTCACAAATACTGATCTGTATATCTCACTAGATTGATATTTATAGGTAAAGTCAATTACAATATATGGGATATAGTTTTAAATGGATTTTAGAGCATCTTTCGCAATCCTTTGTTGTAGCATCAGCATCATATGCCGCTAATGCTGGAACTGCATCCTACGCAATTTACGCCGCCAATGCAGGAACTGCTTCATACGTAACTGCTTCTAATGTCTATGGTCTATATGGTAGTAACTCCATCTTATCTGCAAGCTGGGCTTTAACAGCAGCTTATGCAATGAATGGTGGCTCTGGAGGAGGTGGAACTCCAGGAGGTGCTAATACAACCATACAATTCAATTCAGGTGGATACTTTAGTGGTAGCACTAACTTCACCTTCATATCACAAAGTAATGCGGTTAGATTAACCGGAAGTTTGTATATTACAGCAAGCGGTACTACACCGGCTGTAACAATAACACAAAAAAACAGTGGTACTACTGGAGTGTTTTTTGTGCACGGACCAAGTGGTAATACCAAGTTTGCATATGACCTACCTTTTAGCTCAACTGGTATTTATGTAATACCATACGAGTCTGCAACCGGTAGAATTAGTGGTACGAATTATGGATCAGCAGGATTTCAAATTCTTGGTGCAGCATCCCACTTAATACTGCAAACAGATAGCGTTACAGCACCTATCAGACTATTACCTGGTACAACGGGAGGTGGTAATGTATTACTATCAGGCTCACTATATGTAACTAACTCAGTTTATTTTAGTGGTTTAACAACTACAGCACAAACAAATGTATTAACAATTAACCCAACAACTGGTCAGATATTTTATACAGCATCAAATGCTTTTGCAACAACACCTGGTATAAATGGTATAGATCAATATATTTCTAGGTTTAGTGGATCTAATCAGTTAGAGACATCTTCAGTGTTCAATGATAGGTCCTTACTATCATTAAAGTCTGGTCATTTACCATCCCTATTCACCGACGCAGATATATCAGTAGTTTTTGGATCAGGAAGTTGGATTTACAACAATGCTCAGGCAATATCCGCTGCACAACCTCGAATAACTGCAGCACATAGTTTTGGTAAATATAATACTAATCATGGATCTAATATAGGGTTCAGTGCAAATTATGCAACAAGTAATGTTGGTGCATATGACTTTGTACAAAACTTATTAGCATCCTCAGCACCAAGGATACATTTTTCTAGTTATTATTCTGGTGGACAGATATTATATGCTCCATTCGCAGGAGATTTACATTATTTAGGTCAATCGCAACGTACAAACTATGCAATAGTTGCAGATCTAAATAATGGAGACATAATGCGTGTAATAGGTATCTATTATCCAATTACAGATTCAGATATATTAATAAACACTGTAGCTGATGCAAACTTTGTAGATTCAAGTGGCGGTGCCAATTATACTGGACTAACTATAAATTTTAGCTCCATTGACGAGTATATACAAGGTGGTGGCGTAAATACACAAACAAATGGTAATATAGTGTGTTTTTTCTTGGATGGTGGTCCTGATGGTTTTTTTGATACAAACGCTAACACTGCAAAAAATATTGCAACATCAGCACATGGATACGGAACACATGCTGAAGGGTATTATACACAAACAAGAGGCCATTACACACATGCAGAAAATAACAACACAGTAGCAGTTGGATCTGGGTCAAGAGCTTCAGGGTATAAAACAGTTGGAGCGGGAAGATATGGTAATGCAAACAATATCTTCACCGCTGCAGGTCCAACGTATTATGTAAAAAATGCAATAATTAGAAGATCTAATTATAATCAAAATTCCTATGATTACTATTATAGTGTTGGTATTGAACAAGTTGGTTCACCTAATCCAACTGATTATGTTAGTAATATAACGTGGATAGCTGACAATGAACTTGGAACTAGGTTTAATAATGCAGGTTTCTCTTCACATACTCAAGCAATAAAATGTGTAATACAAATACCATCCCTAGATTATATTGGCATAGTAGAGCTGTTTGCAGGAGAGTATGATAGTGATCGCTATGTAACAACACTGCTTGATATATTACCTGATGGTATATCATCATCAATAGCAAACACTTATATAACACCAATTGATACCAACACTTTTTTTGAAACATATGATAGTCAATATGGTGGTGGTTCTGGATATGGTGCTTTTTCAATTGGCGTTGAAACTATATCAACTAATTCGGGTTCATTTGCCGGTGGTATATCAACAAAAACATATGGGTCAGGATCTTTTACCTATGGTCAAGACTTAAACAATACACACAATAATAGCTTCTTATTTGGCCGGGATGCCGACTCTGCAGCTGACGATTCCTTTTTGTTTAGTGTTAACGGCAGCAGTAATTTATATGCTAATGATTATTTTGTTGGGATCAATACGTTAGCACTACCTAACTCTGGATATAGAGGAATTAGTATAATTGGTACAGCTAGTGTGAGTAATGATTTGTTTGTTAATGCAAACAGTTACTTGGGCAATGGTATATCTGATGTAACAACTATTACCGGTTCATTGATAGTATCTAACAGCTATCAGTTAATTGGTACAGGTAACGTAACTGGTTCGTTAATAGTATCCAATTCCCTAAGAACAATTGGTACATCACAAGTCACTGGTTCATTAATTGTTTCCAACTCGCTAAACGTAATTGGTACATCTCGTGTTACCGGTTCATTAATAGTATCAACTAGCTTAAATACTATTGGAACAAATACAACAACCGGTTCTCTTTTTATAACCGGATCATCAAGATTAATCGGCGACAGTACAATTACCGGTTCAATTTTAATGACTGGGTCTGCGGCAATCTCCAAAGTAAATTATATTGATTTTGTAACTAGTAGTGTCCATCCACATTTAGTCGGTAGAATACATTGGGATAATGACTATGGTACACTTAATATAGATTTAGATAGTACTTCTGGTAATGAAGTTATGACCAAAGTTGGTCAAGACAACTTTTACTACATCAAAAATCAAACCGGTGTTACTTTAACAAAGGGTAAAGTTATACGAGCATCAGGTACATTAGGAGCATCTGGAAGATTGCTAGGTAATTATATGATTGCTGATGGTACTATACCATATTATTACACTATTGGTATAGCGGCAGAGGACATAGGTAATGGTGAAGATGGATATGTGTATGAGTTTGGATTACTAAGAGGTATTCAAACTGATGGAGGTAATTACGGTGAGACGTGGACAGATGGAACTATTTTATATGTTTCCACTACTAATTTAGGAGGACTAACTTCAGTAGAACCAACTGCTCCAAATCCTAAAATGCAAATGGCTATTGTCATTGATGCTGATGCATCTAATGGTAGTATTTTTATTAGGCCAGATTTGCGTGGCAATATTAACGACTTACATAATGTAAAATTATCTGCTCCATCTTCTAGTGGAGATCTATTGGTATATAGTGGATCAGTTTGGATCAATTCAAAACAATTAACTGGGTCTTATGGTTTAACTGGTAGCCTAACAGCAATAAATGGAGGATTTACAGGATCATTAAGTGGGTCAGCTACATCTGTAGTAAGTTCATTGGCTAGTAGTACTGGTATTGTTTCATTTAACTATAATGGTTCAACAGCACAGACAGTAGCAGTATCAGGAGCATCTAGCTTAACTACTAATAAAGTTATTAAGTGGGATGGAAGTGCTTTTGCAAATACAAACATCTCAGATGATGGTAACCTAGTAAACATTAATAGTAATACCGGTATAACTGGGTCATTCTTTATTAAGTCTGGATTTGGTACACAAACACAACCGGCAATGCAAGTTAACACAGATGGTGTGTTAGTTTTAGGAGAGTATTCAACAACACCAACAGCAATAGTAGGAGCAATCATATACAGTGGTAGTGATTATTATTTAGGATTTTAAGTATATTTATTATAAAGAAAACATAAAACAAACTAAATGGCAACGTGGAAAAAGATTGTAGTATCAGGTAGTAACATCTCCCAACTAAATAACGATTCAAATTATATAACAGCTGGGGGCGTTGCAGCAAACTCACCAAATTCATTTGCAACGATGTCCATCAACGGAACATTAGTTTTAGCAGATAATCCTACTGGATCATTAGTGTTTGCATCGTCATCTGGCGCAGGTTTAAATATTGTAGGAAGTAGCGCACCGGACACTATTACTTTTAATTTAATCAGTATACCAAATGCAAGTTTAGCGAATTCTAGTGTTACGGTTGGATCAACAGCAATATCGTTAGGAGCCACCTCCACAACCTTAGCTGGTTTAACATCTGTAACATCGACTACTTTTGTTGGTGATTTAACTGGAACAGCTACCACTGCATCCAACATTACACCAGCTATAACAAATGGAGCTGATAACAGAGTTCTTACTGCAAATACAAATGGCACTATTAATGGTGAAGCTAATTTAACATTTGACGGCTCAACATTAACTGTAGCTGGTAACTTAACAGTTAATGGTACAACTACAACTGTCAACACAACAAATCTTATTGTAACAGATCAATTTGTTTTACTAGGATCAGGTTCAGTTGCAAACAAAGATGGTGGTATTATTATTCAAAGCTCTGCTGGAGACAATACAGGATTTGCATATTTCCTAGACAATACTACTAATCCACGTTGGGCATTCTCATCTAGTGTTGCGGCAAACTCGACAACCGTTTCACCGGATGAATACGTTGTATCAGCTAAGTCAGTAGCCGGTACATGGACAGCAGCAAGTGCAGCGCCAACATATGGTGGAACAACAGCAGGCTATGGTAACATAGTTATTGATGCTAATGGTGGGGGAGATATTTGGATTTATACAATATAATTCCTATATTATAGGTTATGGGTATATTAGATAGAATAACTGCAAGCAAGCAGCAAATGGAGGTTGTTAGTCAAGAGCAACAACCAGATCCAAACAAACTAACACAACAAGAAATTCAGATGGCATTGTTGTTGTTAAAGCAATCGACAATAAAAGGTGAGCAAGTTGAAGTTTTTTATAACTTGGTTCTGAAACTACAAAATCAATTTATACAACAAGGTAGTTAAGTTATGGATATTTTTTCAATAGATTTGACATTGCCGGAGCTAGTAATACTAAGACAATCTTTAGATTTTGTTACAATACCAGGCAAAGATGCTAAACAATTTGCAGCTTTACAAGTAAAGTTGGAGACTGAGATAGCTGAAATACAAAGATTACTTACACCAGTAACAGAAGGGCCAAGTTCAAAAAAGAAATTAGTAAAAGAATAAATTGTTATATTTATAATAAATTATTGGCCCGTAAGGGAAGTGGACTAGACATATCTAGCAACCAACCATAATTAAGTTAATATGCCGAGTTGGAAAAAATTAATTGTATCCGGTGGAAGTGCTGCATTAAGTAGCGTAACAGCTAGCGTTGGATTTCTTGGTAATTTACAAGGAACAGCAACGAGTGCCTCATACGTAACGGGATCAATATTTACAGGATCAAATTTAGCAACATCATCATCGTATGCTATAACAGCATCGTATGCTTTATCATCACCAGGTGGTGGTGCCTCACCAGGAGGTACTCAGTGGCAAGTTCAAGTTAATAGTGGATCAGGTCAGTTTTATGCTGACAGTGGCTTCGTTTACATACCGGCTACCAGAAAAATACAATACACAGCAAATAGAGATTTCGATTCAAATAACTACGATCAAAATGCTGCTAGTAGCTTTCAATTATTAAATAACAATGATTCGGTTTTTAGTAAAGGACATTATTCAAATCTACTACAGCGTACTAAACTCATTACAAAAAACGTAACAACATCCATAATAACTTTTGATGTAGCAGCTGCAGTCTCGACTGCATTAACAGTCACTGGATTCAAATGTGATTATTCAATAGGGTATGGTAATTTGACAAATGGATCACCAGCACAAATCAGTGATAGTAGAATTGGAACAATTCATGGAGTATGGTCTTGGGATTACACTAGTACTAACATATCAGACAATCATGTAATATCAGATGCATATGGTGTCTTAAAAGATGGTGTATTCCAATTAACATGGGGAGCAGGTACAGTGACATTAGAATACTCAACCGGTCCAAACATATCTGAAGATTGTGTATTTAATGGTCTATTTACAGTATTCGTAAACAAATAATATAAATAAGGTAATATGCCAGTAACTAAAACACCAGCAATAATAAAAGCAAAGGATGGAGTAGAGATCAGAGGTCTCTGCTTACCTGGTGTTGTTCAAGATGGTACCACCGATCCATATCAAGTTGATAGTGAAGTGGTAGTGCTTGTTGACACAACGTCATTAACCTTCACGGTCGATTTGAGTAATGTTGAAGTAGATGGACGAATTGTGATGATCTATGATGTTGGTGGCAATTGCTTTGCAAACAATGTTACAATAACATCAGCCGCAACAATAACTGGTAAACAAAAACTAAATCAAGATTATGGAGTTATTGGTTACATCTATAGAGAGTCAACTGGTAGATGGTATTCTATAATCAATGAAACAACAAAAACGGGTTATATAGGTCCTGGGGATTTTACAGGATCGCCCTTATCAGCAACTGTAACCTTTGATACAACCTACGTATCAACAAATTACTCAATAGCAATAACCGGTGAAGATGCTAGATCATGGTCCATTAGCTCAAAAGCTGCTGGTGGTTTTACTGTAGATAGTAATTCCTCTACAGCCTTAACTGGTAATGTTTATTGGACAACAATTGCATACACATCATAATAATTATATAAAAACGTATGGCTACATTTCAAGTAGATAGTGCAAGTTTAAAAAATGTTACCGCTACGGGTAGTTTCACAGGATCCTTCATTGGTAGTGGAGCAGGTTTGACTGGAGTAACAGCTGGGCCGTCTTTTATTGATAACTACTTAACAGTAGGTTTACCTGGATCAGATACAGACTACAATTCTATTAGTGCATCTATAAACAGCATTACGGACGCATCCGCAAACAACACTTATACAGTGTATGTTGCTCCAGGTGTGTATATTGAAAATCCAATGGTTGTACCATCCTATGTTGCAATCCGTGGTGATAGTTCAATATCTACAATCGTATCAGCATCGAGTATAAACAATACTATATTCACACTCAGTGATCAGTCCATGATTCTTGATATGCAAATTCAAGGATCAACCGGTACAAGTGCAAGTGCAGTTGTATACTCATCAGCAACAACACCACAAACAAACGCAATATCTTATGTTGAGAATGTTAGATTTGGATCTAATTACACAAATGCAAAGGTTGTAGGAGTAGCTGGTGGAAACTGTATTATGCAGTGTTCTAATGTGAAGTATGGTGGATTTACAGCAAATAATAAATCATTTGATGTTGGATTCCATGTAACTGGATCAGGTGGTGGTATTGGTAGAATGCAATTGCGTAACGTAACATCAACTAATGGTGGTGTAACGGGATCATCAGATCAAATATTTGCATTGGCTGACGCTGCAGGATGTACATTTATTGTAAATGGTTGCTTATTAACTAGAGCAGTTGGCACAGCAGCTGGTACGGGATTCAAAGTTTATAATGGAGGTCAATTAAGATTAACTGGAGTTAACTTTCAAAGATGGGCCAAAGGTATTTGGGCACCACAAACTGGATCAGCACCATCAGTGGATGCAATAGCACTCAACTTTGAAAACTGTACGCTTGATGTAGCTATTGAACATTCCGGATCAACTGGTAAGGTTCAAGGAACAGATACATTTTTAAAAACACAAATAAACCTTAGTTCATCTTTATATGAAGTTGGACAAGATCCAAGAAGAATTACCGTTGGTACAAAAGGTGCCGACTTCACATCTATTAGCGCATCAGTAGCTTATATTACAGATTCTAGTGTTAATAACAGATATGTGATTGAAGTTGGACCAGGTCAATTCACCGAAAAGATGATTGACCTTACCGGCAAACCATATGTTAGTATTGTTGGTAGTAGTATACAAACCACACAAATATTCCCAAGCTCATCTACTCAACATTTGATTAAGATGGGTATTAATAATGAAGTATCCTTCTTATCATTAACAAATGCACCTGCAGGATACTCAGCTTTATATATAGATGATGTTGGTGATTATGCTCAAGCACATAAGTTATCCTTCTATGATTGTGATACTTGTGTAACAGTTATTTCAAGAACACAAGACACTAAGTTTTATGGTGAGTATCTTGATTTTAATGGTGTATATAGAACTGGTAGCTTTATCAGCTCCTCCAATGGATTTGTAGCACTAGCAAGTTTAGAAAACTACTACCAATTTCCAGCTGGTGCAACAGGCCTAATAGCAAACTATGGAACTGGTGCTACTACCGAGTTAGACCTTTATAGTGGGGCAATGATTGGTGAAAACGATGCAACTTCAGTAGCCATTAGATTAGAAAACGGAGCAGATTTACAAGCAGCAGGGTTTGATTTTCCAAGATGGGGTACGGCAGTTTATATACCAAATTTAATTAACTCAGCTAGCTTCAATATAGTTGGATCAATGATTCACGATTCTGTGAATTATGATTTTGAAATACTACATCCAAGCTCATCTTGTCGATTCCAAGGTACAGCAGATCATACTAAGATTTATGCTCCTAATGGTGCATCTAACTTCTTTTGGACATTTTTGGATGAAACAGATGGTGAACTTGATATTACAAGAAATTTAGCTGTAACTTTTGCAGATGGAACTCACACAGATGCCTCAACTCTAATCTTTCGTGGTAGTCCAATGGGTGTAATGGAAGGTGGTGTGATAACAACATCATCAGCAAATCCATCAGCACTTGAGGTTGATATAACTGAAGGATTTGGTTATTTAGAAACGCCAACTACGGGAATTTATAAAAGAGTTGATTTTGGCGGAAATTCAGGATACACAAACATAACAGATGATGCAAATAATTACTTGTATGTTGATAAGGATGGTCAAGTGCAATCTGACACCGTAGAACCAAGTAACATAACGAGTATTATATTAGGTAGAGTGTATGCTGCTAATGGCAGTATACAGTTTGTTGATCAGAGTCCACGCAACGCATCACATACCACAAATTTACTATCTACATTCAATAGAACAGCACTTGGACCAGTGTATGCTCAGGGTAGTATTGTTACAGCAAATGGAACATATAAGTTAGATGTATCAAGTGGTAATTATTACTTTGGAGAAAATTCATTTAGTCCAGCAGGCGGAATTCAAGTTACATTTGACAGATATTATAGAAATACAGGAGCATCTGATAACTGGAATAGACAATCAGGTACTGATGTACCAATTGATGTATGGGATTCAGGTTCAAATGCATTAGTTGCATTATCAGCTTCCTACTATACAAAACACACTCTATACGCAGTTGGTGATGGAGCCGAAGAGAAATATTTTTTAGTAACTGGTCAGCAACAGTTTTCATCTCTAGTATCTGCAGAAGCGGCAGATCTACCCACCTCACCTAACTTCTTTACAGATGGTGTTGTTCAGTTAGCAGCAGTCTATGTACAATCCGGCTCAGGAATTACTCAGATTGAAGATATAAGACCAGTTATTGGTTTTAGAGCAGGTGGAGTAAATGCAGCGTCAGATCACGGTAATCTACTAGGATTAGCAGATGATGATCATACACAATATTTGTTAGTGAGTGGTACTAGAGCAATGTCTGGACCACTAACAGCATCACTAGTTAGCGCATCTTCAGGATTTGTAGGCAATTTAACTGGTACTGCATCTTTTGTATCAGGCAACATTTTCACATCAACAAATCCTGCACTATCAGCATCATATGCTTTGACAGCATCGTATGCGTTAGCATCACCAGGAGGAGGTGGAAATATAGCCGTATCAGCAGGCACAACGTCAACTAATCTATCCTCTGTAGTATTTGCAAATGCAAATAACGTAAGCTTTGGATTAAATGGAAGTACTATCACAGCAAATGCTCCTATAGTATTATCTGCCGGTACTCTATCCTCTAATGTATCATCGCTAGTGTTTTCGAATGCTAATGGAGTGTCTTTTGGATTAAATGGTAATACGCTAACTGCAACAGCAAATGGTAGTGGTATTAAAGCAGAAGCAGGTGCATCAACAAACACAGTATCACATCTTGTATTCTCTAATGCAAATAACGTAAGCTTTGGATTAAATGGAAGTACAATTACTGCTACTGCCGGAGGAGGAGGTGGTGGAGTAACATTGAATTATTTTAATCCACGTGATGGTTATCTTCAAGTAACAAATCAGTTAGGGCAAGCCTCCCTTCATTTCCAACCAGCCCAATTACCAAATGTACAGTTTGATAGGGTAGCTATACCAATAAACTATACAAATACAAACAACTCATCCAACTCCATAACAATTTCCATGTACTGGGGTATATACTCTAGAAATGCATCTTCATTATCACTAATACAGAGTGTATCCACAAGTTTCAATGTATCTAACAGTGGCACTATTGGTAGTTATTCATTGTATGGTGGTGTTAGGTTGTTAACCCTAGGTTTAACTAACACATACTTAGAAGACCAGTATTATGTTGGTATAATGAGTAGATCAACAACATCCGGTGGATTGGGTATGACGGCAGCTAACATGGCAGTATCACAATTAAACTCAAACTTCTCAGGTATAGTGGGTATAGGATCAACGCTATCGGCACAATATACAAGAGGTTTAGGATATTACTCAGCAGCTACAACTGCATTACCTAGTGTTGTTCCATTTACGGATATAAGAGGTACTAACTCCCAGGCATTGAGACCACCTTTATTTTATTTAGTAAATGGTACTTTTTAATTTTGTTTTTTAAAAAGAATTTATTATATTATCATAAGTTATAAAAATAGTTACAAATTTATGTCTCAAATAAAACCACAGATTATTATACCTTCATATGAAGGAAGGCACAATACTACTGAGTATAAAGAAAATTTAGAAAAAAATGCATATAAAGATTTATCTACTATATGCATCGTCCCATCAAGAGGAGTAGTACCAGCTAAAATTGTACAATCCTGGATGAGTATTATGTCTCCTATGAATCAAAAATTCACAAGAATCTTTGCTTTAGGAATGGAAGTAGGAGCGGCTTATTCATCAACTATTGAGCAGATATTACAAAGCCCCGAACTAAGTACATGGAAGTATATACTAACATTAGAAGAAGATAATGCACCTCCTCCAGATGGTCTACTAAAACTATATGAACATATGGATAAGTACGATGTCATTGGAGGATTGTATTGGACTAAAGGTATAGAAGGAAAACCAATGTGTTATGGTCAACCAAACATATTTCCTGTTAATTTTGCTCCATTTATGCCTGATGCAGATACTATTACTCCATGTAATGGGCTTGGAATGGGTTTCACATTGTTTAAGTTGGATATATTTAAAAATCCATCTTTGCCAAAACCGTTTTTTCAAACCGTACAGAGAGTAGTTCCCGGTCAAGGAATTGAAGCATATACACAAGATTTGAAATTTTTTGAAAATGCTAGTAAGTTGGGTTATAAATTTGCATGCGATTCAAGAATAAAAGTTGGACATTATGATTATCAAAACGATGAAATGTGGTAATAAAATAAAGTTATAATATGATAAACAAACAAATGCAAGAAGTAGTAGACATAACAGAAGAAGTTATTGCTGTTGATTTAGGATGTGGACAAGTTAAAGCAACGGTCGACTTTTTTAAAGATAATTTACAAATAACGCCAACAAAGGTTGTGGGCGTAGATATTGTTAAATGTGATGATGGAGTTGACATTGTACATAATTTAACTGTATTCCCATATCCATTTGAAGACAATTCCGTAGATGCAATTCACGCATCCCACTTTGTTGAACATCTAGATGGATTTGAACGAATGAAGTTCATGGACGAATGTCATCGTATCCTAAAACCAGGTGGGAAGATGCGATTAGTACATCCATATTATAAATCCGTTAGAGCAGTTCAAGATCCAACTCACAAATGGCCTCCCATTGCAGAAAATAGTTATTTTTATTGGGACAAGAGTTGGAGGGAAATGAACAAGCTAGACCACTATCCCATTAATTGTGATTTTGAATTCAACATTTATTATGTTTGGCAAGATGGAACAGTTGTGAATAGAAGTGAAGAGACTAGAACATTTTGGGTAGACAAATATTGGAATGTTGTTGCTGATATGGTAGTAGATTTGATTAAAAGATAATATATTTTTGCATAATGTTTACATATTTATAAACAAAATTAGTTATGTCACAAGAAGTAAAGTTTACACAAGAGGAATTAGAGCACATCAAATCACTACAAGCAAAATACAATGAGATTGGTATCCAACTTGTTCAATTAAAACTGGCAAAGAAAAATGCCATTGAGTATTTAGACAAGCTCGAAGAACAAGAGGAACAGCTTACTGCAGAAGTAGTTGAAGCCAACCAATCGGAAAAATTACTAGCGCAAGAACTAAGTAGTAAGTACGGTGCCGGTTCCCTTGATATGGAAACTGGACTTTTTGTGTCTAATACAGAGTAAAACAAAAAGGTTTGAGGTTACGATAGAATATTTATTAATAAACTTATAAAAACTACGTAACATGGCCGAAAAAATTGTCAGTCCTGGCGTCTTTACAAACGAGAAAGATCTCTCGTTTTTACCGTCAGGGGTTGCTCAAATAGGAGCAGCAATCGTGGGTCCAACTCCAAAAGGACCTGCCTTTGTACCAACTATCATCAGAAACTTTGAAGAATTCAAAGCGTATTTTGGAGACATTAATGAAAACTACTATGTACCATATGCAGTTAGAACTTACTTAAAAAGTGCTGCATCTGTTACTATTGTACGTGTTGTATCAGAGGGTGGATATACTACTTCCGGTATTACCTTGTTTTCTGCATCAGTTGTTTATGGTTTGTTATTACCAACTATTCAAGTTGGAGCAAGCACAGGCAGTGATTTCAGCAAAACAACTTTAGGTACTGGTACTGGTGTAATATCAGCATCTTTTACAATCTCAGGTAGTAATGTAACTGCCGAAGCTAATGAAGTAGCTTGGGCTAAAACATCATCAAACACTGTTGAAAAGGTATTTGGATTATCACCATCTGGTCCTAAGAAAGCTTACGCTTACTTGTGGTTCCAGAATGCTGCATCAGCATCTAACCTTATAACAATGTCATTTGCATCAGGTGCATATGCTGTAGGTGGTGGATCTACTATTGACTTATCAGGAGACACATTTGGCGCTTACAGTCCAGCATCAACTCCATGGGTAACATCACAGAGAATTGGTGCATCAGGAGCAACTACAAGATTGTTCAAAGTTTACACTTTGGGTGATGGTATTGCAATGAACACCTCAGTTAAAGTATCGCTTGTTAACAACTCACTTGCTGGTACATTACCTGGTACAGATTATGGTACTTTCACTATGCTTGTTCGTGACTACACTGATACTGATCAACGTCCGATTGTATTGGAAACTTATTCTAATTTGAATTTAGATCCAGATTCTCCAAACTATATAGCAAGAAGAATTGGTGACAGATCTTATACTGTAGCCGCAAGTGGTGAAGTAACAGCTACTGGAGATTATGCTAACGTAAGTAAGTACATCCGTGTATCTGTAACAGATGCAGTTAGAACAAAAGCACTTAGCCCATCATTGAATCCATTTGGTCACGAAGCTTATCTTGAACCATGGAGCACAGGAAGTAAGTTTCTACCAGCTGCTGTATTAACTACAAGCAATCCAACTATTAACGGTGTATACAATGCAAAAGCATACTACGCTGTTAGCTATGTTGAAACGGATAACACAAACTACTGGAAGCCATTAGCTTCAGGTTCAGTATCAGGTGCCAACGCTGCATTCAACTTAGATGCTTGCTTAATTTCTACTGACTACGGTACACCGCTTGATGGTAATAGTTCAACTACATTAGCTGGTATTGCAGTATCTGCAAGTACACTAAGAGGTCAAGATGTTCCAAACATTGCTAAGTTTACCATGGGTCTACAAGGTGGATTTGATGGAATGGATCCAGCAGTACCACTTAACATTGGAGCAAACATTACCGGCACTAACACTGTAGGTTTGAATTGTAACGGTGCAACAACTGGCGGTACAAATGGCTACAAGAAAGCTCTAAATGTATTGTCAAATGCTGAAACGTACGACATCAACATGATTGCAATCCCAGGTGTTACTGTGTTTGATCACACTTTCGTAACAACTAAAGCAATTGAAGTTGCTGAAGATAGAGGTGACTGCTTCGTACTACTTGATCCAGTTAAGCAAGGTGAAACTGTAGCTGATGCAGTATCTGCAATCGCAAACAGTGGAATCAACACTAGCTACGCAGCTACTTACTGGCCTTGGGTTAAGATTGTAGATGCTAATCGTTTGAAGCCAATTTGGGTACCACCTTCTGTAGTACTTCCTCGTGTAATTGCTCAGTCTGACACAGCAGCATTCGAATGGTTTGCTCCTGCAGGTCTGAACCGTGGTGGTATACAAGATGCAGTTGATGTTGAAGCTAAACTTAGCTTTGCACAACGCGATACCTTATATGAAGCTCGCATCAACCCACTTGCAACATTCCCAGCTCAGGGAGTATGTGTATGGGGTCAGAAAACTCTACAAACAAAAGCTTCTGCACTTGATCGTATCAACGTTCGTCGTCTGATGATTACTCTGAAGAAGTTTATCGCAAGCTCAAGCCGCTACTTAGTATTCGAGAACAATACAAACGAAACTCGTCAGAGATTCATTAACATTGTTACTCCTTACCTAGAGAACGTAAAAGCTCGTCAGGGTCTGTATGCCTTCCGTGTAGTAATGGATGAAACTAACAACACTCCAGATGTAATTGATCGTAACGAACTTTATGGTCAGATCTTCTTACAACCTGCGAAGACAGCTGAATTCATTATCTTGGACTTCAATATTCTGCCAACTGGTGCAACTTTTGATAACGCTTAATACTTATAATAAAATAATCATAACATGGCACAATTAATTCCAGATAACGGCCCTCAAGGTATTTATTATACCAATTACGAGCCAAAAACACAGAATAGATTTATATTGTCGGTTAGTGGGATACCTTCTTTCATCATGAAGAAGGTAACCCGCCCGAATATTGACTGCGGTGAGGTTATCATTGACCACATCAACCTAGTAAGAAAACTGAAAGGTAAATGTAAATGGCAAGATATCTCCATGACCCTCTATGATCCGATTGTACCTTCTGGTGCTCAAACGGTAATGGAGTGGGTAAGAACTGCTCACGAATCAGCAACAGGACGTGATGGATATGCAGACTTCTATAAGAAGGACTTCCAAATCCAAACACTTGGTCCGGTAGGTGATATCGTTGAACAGTGGACTGTAAAAGGTGCTTACATCAAGACTGCAAACTTTGGTCAATTAGACTGGTCTACTGAGACTCAAGTTGAAATTGAACTTACAATCGGTTTAGATAACTGCTTCCTAGAGTTCTAATTTTCTGAACTATTTTAATTTAAGAGCTGATCTTTGGGTCAGCTCTTTTTTATTTTCCGTATATTTATATGAAAGGTTATTAACATAAGTTATAAAACATGGCTAACGTAGTTGACGAGAATTACCCTAAGAAGGGTCCGATTTCAAACGAGGAAATCAAACAAATGTTTGCAGCAGAAGCAGCTGCCGTTGCTGGACAAGCAACACCAATCAAACACGACTTTGCAACAGAGATGATCGACTTACCATCTCAAGGTTATTTCTACCCAGAAGGACATCCACTACAAAGTGGCAAACTGGAGATGAAGTATATGACTGCAAAGGAAGAAGATATCTTATCATCAGCAACACTTATTAAACAAGGTGTTGTTATTGATAGATTGATTCAAGCATTGATTGTAGACAAGATTAATTATAATGATCTACTTGTAGCAGATAAGAACGGACTACTCATTGCAGCAAGAATTTTGGCATACGGTCCACAGTACGATGTAGAAGTTACTTGTCCTAATTGTGGAGCTAAGAACAATCTCAACATTGATCTATATCAATTTGAGTCTAAGGATTTAGACTTCAGTAAGTTCCAAAAAGGTCAAACTGAGTTTGAATACAAGTTTCCAAATGGTAAAACTATTACCTACAAATTCTTAACTCACGGTGACGAAAAGAATATTGAAGCAGAGCTTAAAGGATACAACAAACTTCGCAGCATTAGTGGAGTAGATACTCAGCTGTCTACAAGATTAAAGCACATTATTGCTTCAGTTGAAGGAGATAATACACAAGCTACTATTAATAAGTTTGTTGATAACATGCTATCAAGAGATTCCTTACAGTTTAGAAAACACTTAAAAGAAGTGACACCTGACATCGATTTAACATTCCAGTTTGCTTGCAACAGCTGTGATCATGTTGATGACAAGATGCAGTTGCCACTTGGGGTATCCTTTTTTTGGCCTGGGGCCTAGTTACCGGCCCCTACTCTACGGACAACTCTTTGATCTAATGTATCATGGTAAGATGGGATTTACTCATACAGAACTCTACAATTTACCAATATATCTTCGCAATTTTTACTATAAGAAATTGGTAGAGATTCGAAAGCAGGAAAACGAAGAGCATCAGAAAGCAGCGAGTAAAAGTAAAAGATAAAAGAGGCCAGCATAACGCTGGCCTTTTCCATTCACAAACTATTTATAAAGAAAAAGGATGACTAGGAAAGAACTTCAGGAAATCATTCAAGAAGAGTATGTTAATGTTAGACTCGAAGAAGGTCTACTTTCTTGGGCAAGTGGTGCAGCAGACAATCTTGTTTATGGTATCCTAAATAGAAGAGCGGATATTATGAATAGTAAGATTTTTGATGATCCAAAACTATTACAACTTGCCAAAGACCTTAAAATGAGTAAGAGTGATTTTGAAAAAAGGGTAACATCAATGTTATCAAAAGATAATAGATTTCTAAAAGCACTGGCAACAGTTAGAGCTAAGTACGTTAGATAATGGCATTAGACGCAGAAGAGTTTGACTTTGAGGGGTTAGGTAGTAAACTAACTAACACAATACTTGGGAGCTTTAATGAAGCTCTCGGGAAAATCAAATTTTCTACGATAGGCACCAGCTTAACGGCAGCTTTCAAAGAGGTTAAAATGTCCAAAGTAATTGAAGACAGTTTAACAAAGAGTAGCGAAGTTAAAGGTGCAATGAAAGACATTCAGAAAAAATTAGAGGATGGCTTTAATAAAATAAAATTTAAGGTAGGTGATATTACGGTACCTGAGTTACCAGAGCAAGTTGTCAAAGTAACTGCAGATACGTCCGAATTCAAATTACAAGATCAAAAACCAGTAGTAGTACCAGTACAGTATAAGTACGATAAATTCGAGCAACAGAAGTTTGATCCAATAACTGTATCTGTTAAATATGAATATCCAAAACCTGAGTTACCAAAAACAGATCTTTTACAGGTAGGTGTTGAACCTGTTTATGAAAAACTTGTACCACCAAAAGCACAAGATCTCCCAATAACATTAGTACCAGATACAACAAAGTTAGACGCAGTAAAGCCAACGATTGATACTGGACCATTTGAAAAAGTTGGTGATTTGGTAAGAGAGTTCGTTAACCTAACTCAAGAAGCAAATAAGAAAACTAAAGTTACCTCAGAACTCTATTCTAAAATTGTTGGTATTGCTGAAAAGCTTGTAGCAACAAAAAGAATGGAAAAAGATGCTATTGATCAGATATTAGCTTCTTACCAACAAAAAATGGACATACCACAAGCTGAAATTATGGCTGAGGTTGTTGATGTTGATACAAGCAAAGTTGCAGAAGCATCTACCGGTCCAATTGAAGTCGAAGCAAATGTTGGTAAAGTTGGAGGTGGAGATTTTAGTAGCATTGAAAAGGCAATGACTGTGCTTATAGGTAAATTAGGTAAGCAACTACAATCCTTATTTAAAACATTTGACAATAAGAAGCTCAATATAGCTATACCACCAACAGATCGATTAGATGATTACAAGATAAGCTACGATACTATATCTTCTGCTGTAGATGAATTAAAAACTGAGGTTGGAGAACTATCTAATCTTGAACTATTCCTATCAGTTTATAGCAAAGATACATACGACATTGTACAAAAGAGAATAGCTGTTGAGAATTTATTAGTAGGTAAAAAAAGGGAGGAGCTTGATATTGCTGCACAAGTGATTGGCTTAACTAACACGGCATCATTATCAGAATCACAGCTAAAAGCATTAATAGAGAGTAAGCTTGTTTCACTCCACAAAGAAGTTGAGTTGAGAGGTTTAATAGTTAACGCTACAGAATCCTATAATACAGCAATACAACAATCTGATTTAGGTAAACTAACAGCGGAGCTTTCAAGTCAATTTGGTTTGATTGAGGATGAAGTTGCAGCAAAAGCAACTGTACTAGCTTTAGAGAATGAAAGAGTGACTGGCGTTAGAGCACTAACAGCAGAACAGATAACTTTACTACAATCGGAGGATGGTGTATTAAATAAAAAGAAAGAGATCTTAAATGCTGATCAGGCATTATTGAATCTTAATAAAACAATAGTAGAGTCAAACAAAAAGATTGATCTTACTACACAAACACAACAACTAGCAAATCAATTATCTCTGTTATCAGAAGAAGCAAAGTTAAAAGCTGAATTGTTGTTACAACAGAAACTTGTAAATGGTGAGGTAGCTGAGCTAACAAACTCAGAAAAATTATCAGTTGTGTTTCTTGACCAACAAGTAGCATCAAGTAAAAAGTTTGCAGATGCCTTAGCAAAAGTTGGACAAGGGCAAACTGAAATAAGCAATTTGGTTGAGGATCTCGGCTATGATAAAATAGTAGCCGAACTATCAATACAAAAGAGTTTAACAGAAGCAACAGTTGTTGCACAAGCAAAGAGCCTAATAGCTGCTAAAGTTGCCGCTGGTGAAGCTGCAAAACTGACTGATGAAGAGCTTTCACAACTACAAGCACTAAATAATCAAATTAAGAGTAATCAGGAAATACTTGGATTAAAGCAGAGAATTGTTGAGGCAACAAACTCACTATTTAAAACAATGCAAGACGCAACTGCAGAAGCACTTGCTCTTGAGGGTCCAATGTATACACAGTTAGGCCTAACTCAGGATTTAACGAGAGAAAAAGCATTAGCAATTATACTCGATGGTCAAAGACGTGGTCTAACCACTGACGAGATTAATATGCAACTTCAATTATTAAAAAATGAAGATGATATATTACAGAAGACAAGAGAGCGAGTAAATGCATCAAAAGACCTAGAAGCGGCAGCAGACGCATATGCACAAGCAGTTAGACAAGCTGATGCAGACATACAAATAAAGAGTTTAATTGTAGCACTTCATTTAACAGAAGATGAGGTAGCACAGGAAGCTAGATTACTTGCGTTAAAGAATCAGCAGGCAGCAGCCGCCGGCAAATTAACTAAACAGGAGTTAGAGCAAATAAAAGCCAACAACGGTTTACTTAATAGTCAAGTACAGCAGTTAAAGTTAAACAATCAAACATTAAGGCACAGAAGAGAAGAGGTAGAATTAGTTGAACACGTTGCAGAGTATCAAAGAGAGGTAAATGAGGAATTAGAAAAATACTCAATGGGTTGGAAAAAGACAAAGGCAACGATGTCAGCAATCATTAAGGATCCAGCCTTTGCAAAAGGAGTGTTTTTAGCAGGTGCAATAACAAGTGTTGAGAAATTACACCACTCTATGCACGAGTTTATGGATGTTGGGATGACTGCTGGTGAGGGTGTAGCAGCAACATTCAAAACACTCTCCGTCGAATCTGTTATGGGTTTGAGTAAGAGCAAAGACGTACTTACCAGTATGGTTCAAGAAACTGGTAATATGAATACCTTAAATAAGGACCAACTAAACTCAGTTGGTAAAATAGCTGCAAGTTATGGTCTTGCCGGTGATGAAGCTTTTGGTTTGTCAATGGCAATATCAAGAATGCCAGGTGAAACAAAAGATACAGCTGCTAATTTTGATAAAACTGTAGCAAGTGTAGCAAAAATGAAAGGTGTGATGCCGTCTCAGGTAATGAAAGAGATGGCAAAAAACACAGGCAATATGGCATTATTCAGCAAGGGTGGTGCAGAAGGTTTTGCCAAAGCCGCAGCAACAGCTAAAAAAATGGGTATTGAGGTTTCTTCAATGGCAAAAGCTGCTGAAGGATTATTGGATTTTGAAAATAGTATCAATAAGCAGATGGAGGCGTCTGTCTTACTAGGTAGAGAAATAAATCTTGATAAAGCAAGAGAACTAGCTCTGTCAGGTGATTTGGAAGGTGCAACCCAAGAAATAGTTAGAAATGCTGGAGGTGCAGCTGCATTCGATAAAATGAATGTACTACAAAAGAAAGCATTGGCTGAGGCAGCAGGTTTAACTGTTGAAGAACTACAAAAAGCAGCAAAAGCACAACAAGATGGTACCGCTGCAACACAAGATCAAGCAAACTCAGCCGAAGAGGGACTTGGAAAAGTATTAAAGCTGGGTGGTGGTCTTGTAACCGGCTTTGGAGCAATTGCACCAATGCTTATGACTATTACAAGTTTAATGAGTATAATGAACTCCGGTACTGCCTTAGGTGGTATGATTAAAGGTATGTCTAACTTTGCTGGCTCAACTTTTGAAGCAATAAAAGGTCTAACTAAAATGGTAGCCTTAAATGTTGGTAAAGCACTTGGATTTGGTGAAGGTTCAAAAGAAAAAGCTGGTGGTATACTTAGTAAGGCCTTTGGTAAGAAAACACCTGAATTACCAAAACCTGAAGCACCAGCAGCCGGAGGTGGAGCAGGTCCAGCAGACAAGGCAGATAAATTGAGTAAAATAAACGCAGGCTCATTACTAAAAGGTGCAGCAGCAATGTTAGTTGCAGCAGCAGCAATTTATGTTTTCGCAAAGGCAGTACAGGAATTAGATAAAGTAAAAGACTGGAAAAATGTTGCGATAGGACTAGGTCTATTTGCAGCATCAATGGCAATAACAGCAGGAATATTATCACTAGCAGGACCAGGAATTGCAATAGCAAGCTTGGCATTAATACCTTTTGGTTTAGCTTTAATGATGTTTGCTAAAGCCATCGATATAGCAGCACCAGCAATAACAATGTTGGGAGCAGCATTTGGATCCTTTGTAGAGATTGTTAGTAAAAATATAGGTGGATTTATTGCGGTTGCTTTAGGTTTACCATTACTAGCAGCAGGTATTACAACACTAGGAATAGCATCTATATTTGCATTACCAGCAGCAGGAGCACTTACCATACTTGGAATTGGTATAGCAGCTTTTGGTAAGTTGGCTGGAGCAGCTGCTCCAGGTATCGTTGCAGTCGCGACTTCGTTAGCAGGTATATCGAAAGTTGATCCAGTTAATTTTAAGAGTATTGGTGACGGCCTACTACATATAGCAAAGGGATTAGGAGCAATAGGATTGTCAGGCTTATTAGCATTGCCTGTACTTAGCATGCTTGGCAGTATGTCGGCATTTGGTGGAGCACCTACTACACCTACCACACCGGCAACAACTACACCAAAGGCAGAAGCAAAAGCAGTTGCACCTGCACCAACTACGCCAATAGCAGCTCCGGCAGCAGCCGCAGCAGCCCCAGCAACAACAACAGCAACACCTGCAGCTGCACCAAAAGCAGAGGCTGGTGGAGATATGAAAGCGTTGATGGGTAAAATGGATCAGCTAATAGCAGTATTGCAAGCAGGTGGAACGATACAAATGGATGGTAAGAAGGTTGCAGACATAGTACAACGTAATATACGAACAGTAAAATTCGCTGATTAATGGCTAAACTATTTGCAAATAAATTCGATTTAGATAGACTACCGGAACCAAAGAAACCTAGTGGTGACATTAATCAGGGAAGTGTGGTTATTAATAGAACTACGTCTGAAAATAAAATAACAGACCCTAATATACAAACACAGTTAGTTGATCAAGGCAGTAAGATTACTGATCCTAAACTTGACATAAAACCAATTGATCAGGGAAGCAAGATAACTAATCCCGAAACTAAAGTTGATTTAGTAGATCAAGGTGATAAGATAACTAATCCAAATATAGAAGTACAAAAAGTTATATCTGGTGAATTAATTACTAATCCTAATATTCGCATTGAACCGGTTGAACCAACTCAATTAGAAACACAAGCACTGAACAGTAGATTGAGAGAGGTTGATAATGAGAAGCAGGGTATATTGACTAGTGATCAGATACTTGAAAGACAGGGTGTTAGAAAAAGTTCAGCTGGTGAATATGTGAGCTCTGTGAAAGTGGAGCCGTTTGGAACTAACCCAGTTAACCAAGGTGGCATTAGCGTTGTAAGAGCAACAGAACCACAAGACAAGATTAGCAATGTTGAAGTGAGTAAGGTTGATCAGGGTAGTAAAATTGTAGATCCAAAGATTGAAACTAAACTAGTTGATCAAGGTGAACAAATAGTTAATCCAAATACTCAAGTTCAAAAAGTAATTGCTAATGAGCTTATAACTAATCCAAACTTAGAGATCAAACCTATTGAACAAGGAGATCGAACAGTAAATCCAAACACAACTGTACAGAAAATACAGCCTGGAGATAGGATTGTAAATCCTAATATAGAGGTTAGTCCGGTTAATGCTAATGAATTAATTATAAATCCAAATACAATTATACAAAGAGTTGTAGCGGATGAGCTTATAACTAATCCTAACATACAACCAATATTAACAAAACCAGTTGATCCAAATGTACAAGTACCAAACAATGTAGTCGGAGTTGGTACAACAATTCTATTTCCACGAAGCATATCGTTAAAGAATAGATTAGAGCAGTCTGATTTAGGTACAACAAGACACTTACCGGAGTATCTTTTATCAGACTTAAACACCGGCATAATTGATATAACAAGTCAAAATTTAATACCAAAAACATCACAAGTAGATGTACAAAAAATCAGCTACCAGGACACTGTCTTAAAACAAGGAGGTATCGAAACAATATTAAATGATGTTGTTAGTATTGTTAATCCTTTTAAATTTGGACAAACTGAGGTTGAGCAAGGTAGCGTTACTATTAAGAATTTACAAACCGTAATAAAAAAGACTAGTCCGGTTGAGATTAAGAAAGTTGCAGTTGGTGAACGTACGATTGACCCAAAAACCGAAATAGTAAAAGTAAAATCAGGGGAGCGTACAGTTGATCCAAAAACAAAAATAAAACCAATAGTAGCAGGAGAAAGAACAACTGATCCAAATACAAAAGTTGTAGCTATTAAACCAGGTGAACGCACCATAGATCCAAAAACAAAAATAAATCCTATCATACCAGGAGAAAGAACAACCGATCCTGATATCAAGATACCATTAGTACAACCTGGAGAAAGGACTATTGATCCCAAGATTGAGATTAAACCCATTGCAGTAGGAGAAAGAACTATTGATCCTAAAATAGTAATACAACCAATCACACCGGGTGAAAGAACAACTGATCCACAATTAGAAATTAAACCAATTGTAGCTGGGGAAAGAACGTTTGATCCAATGTTGGAGATACCATTGATTGAACCAGGTGATAGAACTATTGATCCAAAAACAGTAGTAAGACCGGTAGAACCAGGTGAAAGGACAACGATTGTAGAAAATAGACTTTACCTATTCCCACAATCAGATGATAAAATATTTTACACTCAAGAACCTGAGGTATTTGTAAACACATATGATATATTTCCAAGTGATGGATATATCCCATTAACAAGTGATGGAAGATTCAATGAGTATAGTACAGACCTAGCGTATGTCTCTGCACTTAATAGTCTACAATTAACGGAGAATGGTCAAACAAAATTAAAAAGTGCAATACAACCCAATGACTTACCTGGACAGGGAACATATCAGGAAGTTGTATTGGGTGGGGCAGCTGATAGTTCGGGTGTAATATTTTGGTCACACAATACTGATCCAATAAAAATACTTAAACCAAATGGTGGTGCAAGTAGGTACAATCAAGTTGATGCTTATGTACAACGTGGTACTGGTGTACTATCCAATGAAAGTAAATTAAAAACAGCTGGATCTGAGGATGCACCAGCATATGTTGAAGAAATAGCTATAGAAGGTGGATTTACTGATTTAGTAAAACCACTAAACTTCCCACCAGCACAGCATGGTGATCCAACACTACCTGGTGGTTATAGGTTGTTAAACTATGGTGAGATACAAAGACGTAGAGAGAGTGGTGAAGGTAGAAATCTTGACTTTACATACAATTTAGGTGACATTAAATTGGATCCATATCCACAACGAATTGGAATGCCTGACCGTGGTGCTGATACATTAAATACAGCATACAATAAAACAGGAAATGATTTTGTTGCAATGAAGTTTGAATCTGTTAGAGATAGTGTAACAATACAGTTTAGATCTTTCTTAAAAGGATTTACAGACAACTACACAGCCAACTATACCGATGTAAACTATGTAGGTAGACCTGATACACTCAAAGTATTTAAAGGTACTACAAGACAGTTAAGCATATCTTTTACAGTGCCAGTATTTAGTGAGGATGAGATTAAGGTTGTCTATGAAAAGTTAGAAGAGTTAATAAAAATATCATCAATTGGTAAACGAGATGGTATATATATGCAAGGACCATTTTTAAGAATGACTGTTGGTGGATGGTGTAAAAGGACACCTATAATTGTTAGCTCACTTAAATTTGAAACAAATCCAACAGAATATACGTGGGATATCGAAAGAGAAATACCACAAATAGTTGAAGTTAGTATGGATTGTACAGCTCTATCCGACAACACTGGAAAAGGATTCTTACAAGAAGGAACATTTATACAATACGGTAATAGATAAGCAATGATAAGTAGATATTCATTTAGCAAGCTAAATAAGAACACAGCTGGTAAACAAGTTTATACTAGTTTAAGCTTTCCAATAATTGAAGAGCAAGAAACAGACACATACATTATAACAAATAGTGCTGATAGGCTTGATAGTCTGGCTTATAAGTTCTATGGTGATGCAAAGTACTGGTGGGTATTAGCAATGGTAAATAATTTAGGTAAAGGAACTTTGGTTGTTGAAGGTGGTATACAATTAAGAATACCAGCTAATCCGTCAGATATAGTTAATTTACTAAAAGAAGAAAATCAGTAATATGGGTGTGTTTTCGTCAAAAGCCGTTCCAAGCAGTGTGCAAAGTGAACTAAATGCAAGAGCTTCAATACAAGCTAGTGACGCTTGGTTTGCATCAAGAGTTAATTGGGTTCACATTATGAGTTTTTGTGATGGTTGTAGTTCTACTAATGTAGAGCAATTATATTCCCTGAAGTCTTTAAATATATACCAAGATGGTGGTACTTTTAGCGGACAGAGGCCTACACCTATTGTTGAATCTATTCAAGTTAAAGCACAGGGAAATCTTGGAACAACAAGATCCTGTACCATAAAGATAATTGCATTCACACAAGCACAGCTAGATGAGTTAACAGCTTGTTATGGTATACCAAGTATGAGTGTGAGAGTTCAATTTGGTTGGAATAAAGGAGCCAATGATACTAGTGCACCAAGTCCATTAATTGGTGTTATGACAGATAATGAAGCTATTGGTGCAATAAATGATCGCAGATCAACATTTGCTAATTACGATGGTCTTCAGGGTCTTGTGGGTAAGTGGAGTATTAATTTTGTAAAGGAGTCTATGTGGTGGGAATTTACTTTAGATCTCATGGCAGCATCATCACCAGTATTATCAAGACCGTTAGAAGATTTTACAAGCCAATGTTATTGTGATAGAGTAGCGCAAGGTAGTGAGGATACTGAAAAAGTTAGTCAAGGAACATCCGCTCTCAGAGCAAAGCTAATTCAATACATAGAAAAGCCAGATACTAAAGAGGAGGGTGTTTACAAGATACAACTAAACCACAGCGAGAGAGATCAACTTGGAGCCTACGCAGGTGGGTTGATGGGCAAATTAGCTTCAAAGATTGGTGTTACCTTAGATACAAAAGAAGCATACATATCGTTTGGAAAATTGCAAAAGATAGTAAACGATTACTCTTTTTCACAAGCAGCAGGTAAATCATTAATGGCTATTATAGACTCAACTACTTATGGCACAATATCATATAAATCACCGGGATACACATCAGATCCTGATATATGCATATATCCAGGTATTGATCAACCTAATGATGGAGGACTAGATGGTATTAAGAATGTACCAACTTGCAAAGTAACCGATGGAGTGGATATTAATAAAGTACTATTAAATTGCATATTTCTTAATAAATGTATTGAGGACATTGGTAAACAAGGTACACTGCAAGATTTCTTTGAAAAAGTGTTTAATGGAATGAATCAAGCAGCTGGAGGTATATACGAGCTTAGTCTTGTTGATAATGGTGGTGAAACAAAATCTAAAGTACCAATCTTAACAGCCATTGATCTTCAGAAGTTTAAAAAGGAAGTTGCTGTATATGAACTAAAGGCTGGTCCAACAAGTGCTGTTATAAGAGATATTAAATTGGATCTCAAACTAACAGATGCAATGAAAGCACAGGCATTGTACGCTGGAGTGAGAAAGAATTCAAATAGTAGTCCATGTGATGAGGCTCGTTTTAGAAATGAACTAAAGGGATCAATTAATAAGACACTACCAAGCCCAGTAACACCACCCAAATCAGATTGTGGAACGGAGTGCAAAACTAAAGAAGAACACGAAGCTGAAAAGTCATTGGCAGACGATTATAAGGATATGTTGTCAGATACAAATGATGTATCTAAAGAAACAATTAGATCGAGGTTAGTTGAAGAATATAATAAGAACGCTGAAAAGGATTTATGTAAGGATGTGATAGTACCTTATGAGTTTTCCTTTACTGTTGATGGTATTGGTGGCTTTGCATTTGGTCAACTAGTTACTTGCAACCTCCTTCCGGAAAAAGTTAAAACAACTTACGTATATCAAATAACTGCTGTTGAGCACAGTATAACCTATGGCGACTGGACAACAACTGTAAACACAGTAGCAAGATACAAATAATATGGCAAAGGACTTAAAACCAAGCCAGTATGGCCTAAACACTAGAAACAAGAGAACCTATTTATATACAAAAGGTTTTGAGTATTCTTTGGATGGCAACAATTACATTGGGGAATATCACATACAAGGTTCCTCTGTCAAAACCGGTCCAGTTCCTTCACCGGAAAGCATTGTTTTAAGAAAGTATTATTCAGATCCACTTGTTTATCAATATGACAAGGCAAGAGGTTTTCCAAAAAGACCAAGAATAGAACCCAATCAGATAGTTTGGTCACCAATAGAAACTAACTATAAAACTGGATTTGCAACTAGATACTTTGTTGAGAGAATAGCGAAGTTTGAGAGCTATCCAATAGAAATAGATGATGAACAAGCATCGGCATATGGTAAAGATGATGGAATAGATGAAGGACTATATAGTTTGCTAAAGTTAACATGGAAGCTTACTGGATCAGAAAGAAATATTTACAGAAATAATGAATTATATGCTGAAGGTATTTTTGAATACAACCAACGGCAGGTAATATTGGGAACTAGAGTTATACCCAACATAGAATCAGCTATAAAAAATTATACAGAGTATGCTCGCATAACTCTACGTAGTTGATTTATAAGAAAAAATAACCTATATTGTAGTTATGTTTGTGGATACACGAGAGGATCTAATTGCGTACAAGCAGTACGTTGCTGGTAAAGTTGTGAAGGTAATACCTTTATTGGCTAGTAATAAACAACATTACAAATTTAGTGACATAATATCCTATTACGTTAGTTGTGACCAAAACGAGTATGTTTTTCCATTCAAGCATCCAGAGTCGGTTTTTAGTGAGTATACCTTAGAAGATATTCTAGATAACACAATATGTTACTTTTATGGTAGGTCCATATTGCTTTACAAAGATATTAATCTTAGTAATGTGTACGATCTTGAATTAGCACACTATCTAAATAAAATAGAGCCTATTGAGAGTAGCACTATATTGACAGAACACTTCTATGCTAGAATGCATACTAAATATGCAAAAACAAACACACTTGTTAGCATATCAAACTTTATAGCATATGCTAGAGATGTAGTGAACAATTCAATAAACCAAGATGCTTGTGGTTTACCATTCTATACAAAAATGCAAACCATACTACATAGCATTGAAAGGAGTGGATTGAAAATTGATCAAAAACATTTTACACCAATATACGGCAGCTCAGGAAATACTATCGATGGTTTTGTCTACACAAAGTACAACCTATTTACGTCAACTGGACGACCAAGTAATAGGTTTGGAGGTATCAACTTTGCAGCATTAAATAAAAATGATGATACAAGAAGATGCTTTGTATCCAGGTATGATGATGGTACATTAGTGGAAATGGATTTTAAGGCTTATCATCCTCACATTATAGCATCATTAATAGACTATGATTTTGGTGATGAAAATGTTTATGAGCATTTAGCAAAGTATTATTTTGAAACAAATAAACCATCAAAGGATCAGGTATCAAAAGCAAAAGAATATACCTTTAACCAAGTCTATGGTGGTATCAATAAAAAGTATTTGAGTATTGAGTTTTTTGCTAAGGCACAACAATTTGCTACAAATATGTGGACTACTTTTCAAAATCAAGGTTGGGTTGAATCCGGAGTGTCGGGTAGAAGATTTTATGCAGATTGTATGGAAGATATGACGGAGGCAAAGCTCTTTAACTACTACATACAAATGACTGAAACAGAGTTAAATAGTATTTTCTTAAAAAACCTACTCTCTAGTATAGACAGCACAAAAGCATTACCAGTACTTTATATTTATGATGCTGTTGTTTTTGATTGTAAAAAGGAGTATGTTAATAAACTAATAGAAAAAATACTGGGTACAACAACACAAAAATACCCTATTTCGGTGAAGATTGGTGATAATTATAAGGAGATGATCGACTATAATTATGAAGCCACAACTATTATGCACATTCACGGACAACAGTAACGTTTTTACCTGCATAAGGACTATAAGAAAGAGTTATAATGATGATGGCATTCATGTTGATGTATACACAACACCAAACAGTATCGTTTGCATTTACAACGTAATAGACAGAACAAAGAGAATACCAGACACGATTAGTATTAACAAGAAAAAAGAAACAAACACGTATTACAGCATTAACGCACTTAACGCTCTAATAATGGCTCTAAACAACGGCGTACTAGACAAGACCTTTGCCATAGACTGGCACCAATATGTCAACACAATGCTACTCTCAGCCAACAATGGAGGATATAAGTGTATGAAGCTAGAAAAGATAAATTCACTCTAACTGTTGTTAGAAACAATCAATTTAGGTATATTAATAAAAAAACAAAACGTATGAGTATTAACATCGACCAGCTGAAAAATCGGCTAAAGCAAATTCAATCAACAAGTAATTCGGGCGGTAGTGGAGGCAATGACCTCATTTGGAAAGCCCCAGTAGGTAAAAGTCAAGTTCGCATTGTTCCGTATGCACATGACAAATCAAATCCTTTCATTGAACTCTATTTCCATTATGAGATTGGAAAGAAAGTGATGGTATCACCTTCTTCTTTCGGTCGTCCTGACCCAATCATTGAGTTCTCTGACAAGTTAAAAAAATCTGGTAGTAAAGATGATTGGAAACTTGGTAAGAAAATCGAACCAAAATTCCGTGTCTATGTTCCAGTTATCGTTCGTGGTGAAGAAGAGAAGGGTGTTCGCTTTTGGAGCTTTGGTAAACAAATCTTCCAAGAACTTTTAGGATACATCGCTGATCCAGACTACGGTGATATTACAGACCTTATGAATGGTCGTGACGTAACAATCGAGCATATTGCCGCTGAAGAAGGTGGTAAGTCTTTCCCAAGCTACACTGTTCGCATTAAGCCTAATGCTACTCCTGCAACTCAAGATAAGGCAATTGCAGAGATGATTGTTAACGGTCAGAAAAACATTACAGAAATCGTAAAAGAACCTTCGTACGAAGACATGACAGCAGCTCTTGAAGAGTGGTTAAATCCTGATGCTAAATCATCTGCACCAGCAGCTAAAGGTGCTCCTATTAAAGGTGCAACAACTGCAACTAAAGTAGACGATATTTCAAACGCATTCAGCGAACTCTTTAATAGCTAATAAGTTATGGCAAAAAAATCAAAACCAATCGAAGGAGGTGATCCTTTGAGTGGAAGGGACGAACTTGCTTCAGTGTTGGCAGACAACCTGAACAAGAAGTTCAAGGACATGAAAGC